CACAAGGTTCTTATTATTACACTAATAGACCCAATGGTGAAGGAAAAACATTAATAGGAGATTTTGAAATAGGAAGTGGAGCTAATGCTAATATGTTTAGATATGGCGGTGATTGGTATAACTCTACTGGACAGAAAGTGCAACAACAGCAACAGCAAGTGCAACAAGGCACTTCTCAAGCAGGTTCTTTTGGTAATCCACAGTTAGACCAGCTTTATAAAACAATGGAGAGTTGGCTTACTTCTTTAAAAGCCCAGGGAAAAGTGGTCAATCCAAATATAGAAATCACTCCTGAATTAATGAAGGGCTTTCTTGACCAAGCAGAGAATGAGATAAATCCTTATTATAGGTCCCAGTTTTCAGCTATAAAGTCTGACTTGCAGAGTAACTTGGATTATTTAGCCAAGGACTACGAACTTAACAAACAAAGCCAACAAGCTCAATTTAGAAACCAACTAGGGCTTCAAAGAGAAACAGAAGCTGAAAAGGGAACCTTGTTCTCTGGTGGTAGAAGGGAAAGAGCCAACAACCTCACTTCTGCTTATAACAGACAATTACAGTCAGACGAGATGGGATTTTTAAACAAGACACAAGGACTAGGCACCACAGCAGAACGCACCATTGGTTCTTCTAACTTAGCTGATATAAAGCCACCCACAGTTAATTCTTATCAAGCACGCACTTTAGGAGAAGGGAACTTTGCTAATGTGGCTCCTCGTTCTCTCTTTTCTCCTACTTCAGGAATCACTGGTTCTTTAGAGAGAGAACAGCTTACTGCTACTAATGTCAGACAGAGAGAGCTAGAAAGTGGATATAGAACCAAGAGAGGAATAGCAGAACAATCAGGAACAGTATATTAAACAATTATTATATGGCAACATCATTTTTAGACCTACTTAAAAACCAAGGCTTCTCACGCACTACTCCATCAGGAACTCCTCCTGTGCAAAATCAGATGACTCCTATGTCATCTGCTAACCTTCCCACCTCTTATAGTGTCCCTGCACAAGGAGCTTCTAATAGTTGGGTTGATACTGCTATGAATATCCTACAGAATAACACTCAAAGAACTCTTGCTCCTTCTGCTACCACTTCTCCTCAAAGGACTCTTGACCCAGCCACTATTGCTGCTATGTCGGCTCAAGTGGCAGATATGCAGAAACAAGCCTCTAGCTTGTTGGCTCAAAGAGGGATACCAGACCCATTAAAGGCTAATGTTTCTGCTCCTGTTGCTAACACACAGCCTCAACAGAAGATGCAACAGCAACAAGAACCACAGCAAGACCCAATGACTAACTTCAGTATGGCTTTATGGCAAATGTTACAAGATGCTCAATCTGGCAATCTATTTAATAATTCTGGAATAAACAAAAAGATAACAGGAATGGAATTAGAGAAGATAAATAGAACAATGGAAGAAACTCCTGATTATCTAAAGGTGTTATCTCCTGGTGACCAAGCAGATGTAAGGAGTGCTGCTTCAGGTGCTTTAGACAAAGAGATAATAGCTAATATGGATAAGATAAAGACTAATGATGCAAGATTGGCTAACTTTGTTACTGCTTTAGATAAAGCAGAGTCTTTAGGAGAAGGCATTAAAGAAATGATTGTTCCTAGCAAGGAAGTCATTGAAGGCTATAAAAACGCTATTGTTGGTGGTGCTGATTTAAGTCAATTACTAGGTAAAGCTAATCAGGCTACTAGAGATGCAATAATGAAGACTATGACTCCTGAAGATTGGGCTAAAGTAAGCACTGTTGATACTTCTGCTGCTACTTCTGTAGAAGAATATAATTTTTATGCACAGCAAGAGAGAGCCGCAGGTAGAGAACCTATGAGCTACAATGATTATCAAACTCTTGAAGCTAATAGAAAAGCAAAAGCATCAGGAACAAGTGGTTTAACTTCTGGTCAAAATTTATCTGCAACAATGCAATTAGCAGGTAAAGTTGATACTTTGAATAAAGCTAATAACCTTATTGTTAATCAATATAGTTTGATGAAATCTGCTTATGACAGATATACTAAAGGAGAAGCAAAAGACCTTAATGGAACATCACAAGCTATCATAATGATATTTAATAAGATTCTTGACCCAAATTCTGTTGTTAGAGAATCAGAATATGCAAGAACTCCTGAAGGTGTTGGATTGCTTCAAATGATTGAAGGTAAAGCAACCAAACTAACACAAGGTGGAGCTGGTCTTACTCCTAATTCTTTGAAAGAATTTGTTGATTTGGCAGCGACATTCAGTGCTAATGCTTTAAAGAGTATTGAATCAGAGAAACAAAGAGCTGGTGCTTTATCTGATAAATATGGACTTGATACTGCATATATTACTGGAGGATATGTTCCTAATCAGAATACTAATACTCAAGGTCAAAATAATGATGACCCAATGGGAATAAGATAATATGGCAACAATAATTGATTTAGGTCAAAAAGTTAAAACTAAATATCCTGGTGCTTATGATGACTTGTCAGATGCAGATGTAGGAAAGAAAGTTAAAGCTAAATATCCTGGTGCTTATGATGATTTCACAGATGTTGTTTCTCCACAGAAACCTGACTTTGGTCTTTCTAAAGAAAACTATCAACAATCATTTAACCAAGGCATGGGGGCAGCAAAAGGAATAACTGATTTCTCTGGTTATGAGAAGTTTGGAAGATGGGCTGGAGCAAAACTAACTTCCCTACTTCCTGAAACTCAAGAAACAATTAGGAGAGTTAAAGAAGCAGGAGGTTCTGCTGAAGATGTAGCTAATCTTGAAAGTGGTGGAGTAAGTGGAAATGAAGCTGCAGCCAGTGGTGGTAATCTTTTACTTGATGTTCTTACTTTAGGAGCTGGTTCTAAAATAAAGGCAGCTCTTGGAGCAGGAAAACTTGGAACTCAAGGTATCAAAGTAGCAAATGTAGTTAACAAGGCTCCTGGTCTTTTTAATATAGCTGGTAATGCTTTAGAAGGAGCTACTAGAGGTTATTTAAATGCAGAGTCTGAAAGCCTTACCCCTGAAGAAAAACAACAGAGTGCTTTATGGGGTGGAGCAACAGGAGGATTTATGGGAGTAATAGGGGAAACACTTAATAAAGCCCTTAACAAATGGGTTAAGCCTGGTGCTACTTCTAAAGGAGCTTCTCAAATGTCTGGTGCTCCTGAATTAGCTTTAGAAGAAAGTAGAAAGAACTATTCCAAAGTAGAGAAGTATGTTAATGATGTTAAGTCTGGCAAAATTTCTCCTGCTACCTTACAGGATGAAGTGAACAACAGTGCTAAAAGTTTAAGAAAAAAATTGACTGATTGGTGGACAGAACAAACTGAAAATATTATTCAAAATAATTTTAAGAAAACAGTAACTCTTGATGCAAATGATGTTAAGAATGCACAGAAAATTTATAGCCAATATGGATTAGAACTTCCTGCAGGATTCAAGATAAACGAACCTTTCATTATAGGTCAACCATTAAAAGGAAAACCAAAGACTATCGGGCTTTTAAATGCAGAAATGGATGGTGCTCGCACTGCTGTTAAAATGTGGTCTGACTTATCTGATTTGAAAGACCAGTTGTTTAATTCAGGAGATGTCGCAGGATTCAACAAAGCAGAAGGTATGATTAAGAAGTTCAAAGGAGCTTTAGATGAGGCTTATGATAACGCCTTCAGTGCCAGAAGTAAAATGTATGAAGAACCAAAACAATTCCTTAATGAATTGTTTTCAATTAACAATCCAGGGAGAGTAGCAGAAAACGCTGTTTCTGCTGACACTGCTGCTAATAGATTGGCTAATATATTAAATGGAACTAAAGAAAATGCTTTAGATACTATTAGGATGTTAGATGATATTGAAGGGGGAGATATAGTTCCAAAATTGACTGCCATTGCCACTTCAGAGAACTTCACTCCATTAAGTAGAGGTATGCACCCACTTGAGTCAGCAAAGTCTTTGATTGGTAATCTTACTGGTGCTCCAATGACACCATCACAAGCAGGAGAAACAATGAGAAATATAGGAAAATTCCAACAAGCAGGAGAAAAAGCAAAACAGAAAGTTCTTACTTCTTCAGCATATAATAAAATACCAAAAGTATTACAACCAACATTAGGAACAAAACAAAATGCTGGAAAACTTGCTACTTCAGGAGCAATAAGATTATTTACTAATGTAGCAAATAAGAAGAACAATTCCCAATAAGGTTAGAGCTATAGCTTTATTTTCAAATATTAATCCAACCAAAGAAAAGATTAAAGAGAATACTTGAACAATCAATCCAAAAATAAAGGCAAGGATGAAACATCCTATAACAAATCCTATCACTATTCCCATTCCCCATAATATAAATTCAATCATATAAGTTTTACTTGACACTACTGCTAATAAAGCAAACTGTAAAGTGGACTTATTCACTTTTCCTTTTTTTACTGTTTGACTTATTCCCTGAATAATTAAACTTAAAGAAAGGAGGCAATCGCCCCTTGAAAAAGAAAACTGTAAAATTGCAGTCGTATAAGAAGAAGCCAGCAGGGTATAACAATACCCACAAACGCCCAAGGCGAGAGAGGAGAATGGTCCAATCTGCGAAGGGCTAATCCCCCTTCAACCTATGGGCAAGTGCAAACTCTGTCTAACCAACAAAAAGGGGCAGTATAAAGTTGCACTTGTCCCTTTTCTTAATTAGCGTTAAGTCAAACACGCTATAAAAAACTATGACCAAAGAAGCGTTAGAAGCATTACAAACAGATTTTTCTGATTTAATGCAGTGGTTAAAGCCACTTTGTCGGTTTGATGGATTAGATGACTTCATCGTTGCCGACTATAAAGAAAACAAATTAAATCTTGAACTCTTTACTAAAGACCATAGGTATTGCATCGTAGCCCATTTACCAAGAAGAAGTGAATTTTCTGAATCTAATGGTGATAAAGGTGGACACGATGATGGTTATCTTGGTTGCATTGTTACAACAAGAAAGCCAAGAGCAGGTGAAGATTGGAACAGAGGTAATGACTTAGCAGATGGTTCATACTCAAAAGAAACTTTTGATAGAATTATTTGTGATATTGTTGCCTTTGAGTTAGTCCGAGTTGTTAAGAGTAAGTCTTACGATTACGCTACATCTTAAAATAAACAAATAGCTTTCAAGATTTTAACGCTAATTAAGAAAGGGGAAGTTCTTTTTCTTCTGCTCAACGAGGTGAGTGTCCAGCAACAATTCGGACTATTGCCGATAGGGATGAGCAACTATCGGCTGAATATAATCACAGGTGAAAGTCCTAAAAACTTTTAGAAGAAATATCTAAACAGGAGGGGGTGTATCTTGTGCTTTGCTTAGGCAACATCGGCTCGGCAAGTTAAACCATAAATCCTTATGAGCAGAAGAAAGGGAATTGAGTTTCTTAAAGGCTGGGAAACTATGGACTAAACAAGTATAAAGCATTTGCTTACTTAAAACACACCATACGGTGTTCCCAGTCTTTAAAAGGCTCAATAACAAAGCCCTTATTAACATGCCCTGCAAAAAAGGTGGCAAAAAGAAGTAAGAACAATATGAAGAAGCTCTCTAATAAGCAATATAAGTGTCAGAAGTGTGGAAAGATGGTAAATCAGGTTTACCAGGACTTTAAGTCCAAGAAGGTAAGCTGGATATGTGTTAAGTGCTATGTAGAGAGTAAAAAGAGCTAAAAAGTCATATTGTCAAGAAGTAGGAGAATTGCCCTTTCTTGCCCTGTCAGATAGCGTTATGCAGTCTTACTCGGCTATGCTCTATAACAGGGCTTCTAGGGGCAATTCTGTGCTAAATAACTATGGTTAGAACATATACCCAAGGTAAGAGAAAAGGCATGAAAGGAATAGGTCCCCTCACTCCCAATGTAAGGAAAGAACTGGAGAACTGTAATTGGCGTATATCAGAGCCCTTTTACAGGCTTTATCAGATGGACCCTGACTTGTATGTGGACATTGTTTGTTATATTGAGGTAGTGCTTTTAAGTGATAGAAGGAAAACAGCTTTGAGATATAATAAAAAGTTTACTACTTGACATTAAGTAGATTGTTATTTAAGATTAGACAAGAACGGAGAAAAATGCGGTTAATTTTAAATAATTGTCAGAAAAGGTTAGCAAAGTAATAGGATACCGCAATCCTTCTCCACTTTGCTGACCTTTTTTGATTGTTAAATATATTAAATGGCACAAAGAAGAATGTTTAGTCCGCAAATAATAGATACTGATGCTTTCCTAGACATGTCGTCTTCGGCACAAGCATTGTATTTTCATTTGGGAATGAGGGCAGATGATGATGGCTTTGTTGGAAATCCCAAAAAAATAATGAAAATGATTGGCGGAAATGATGATGACCTAAAACTCTTAATGGCTAAAAGATTTATTCTGACATTTGAAAATGGGGTAATTGTAATTAAGCATTGGCGTATAAATAACCTTGTAAGAAAGGATTGGTATAAACCAACCCAGTATTTAGAGCAAAAAAAGACCTTATTCCTTAAAGATAATGGGGCGTATACAGAAGACCCACAACAGGGTGTACCACTCGTTAACGAATCGTTAACACAGGTTAGGTTAGGTAAGGTTAGTATAGAAGAACAGTCTTCTAAAAAAAGAAAACCATACTTTCAAGGGTTAGAAATGAGAAAAGCACAAAATCGTTGGTGGGTTTTGCCTACTGATGGTAGCGATTGGCTAGAGTTCGCTGGTCAGGAAAAAGAGATAGAGTGGAAATAGTTCTTTAAAAAGAAAGAGGTGAAACAATGAGATTCATTATGGACTTGATTACTAGATGGTTTATCAAGACATTCTTTAAGCAGGATTGGGCGACAATTTACGCCAGAATTGACTTTTGCGAAGTGGGAAGGATAGGAAAAGGAAGTGAATTTATAGACAGATACATAGCAAAGCATAATGATTGGACAGAATTATCCCCAGAAGAAAGGAGAGTATTTGCTAGGGATATTGCCCAGTTAAAAAGAGAAAGGAGAGATTTCACTCGATACTTAACCATAGGGCTAGTCTGCAGCTAGTCCTTTTTTATTGGCTTTGCTATAATTAAGCATATGAAGATAACAAAGGTCGCTATGTTAATAAAATAACCTAAAAACCATAAATGTTATCAGAAATGGAAATAGGGTTTCTAGCTTCACTTTTAACAGAAGCACTAAAGTTCTTCCCCAAGATTGGGCAGAACGAGTTTCTTAAGTCTTTAGTGGCTTTCTTAATGGTGGTAGTGGGAACCTTCTTTTATACAGGCTTTGCTGGCGGATTTGCTGCTGGAGCTAATTGGGATGTGTTGATTGAAATCCTGGTTTATGCCTTCGCCTCGTATAAGATGATTATTAAGCCAGTTGCCAAGTCGGTGGGCTTAAGAAGTCAGGGATAAAATTAACAATTTAATATAGCGTGGAACTAAAAACAGAGCTTAAGTGCTCTGTTTTTGTTTTAGTTCTTCATTCTCTTTAGTGAGGCGTTTCACTTCGTCTTCTAGCCAGTCGTGGTGGACCAAGAACTCCCTAAACCTCTTGTATTGCCAGTTCTTCTGTTTTTTGTTGCCTTTGGATTGCCAGGTTTTAGCAAAGTCCCTTCTAGGAAGGGGGCGGAGCAAGGGCTTGTCCCTGTATTTAAGTATGGCAGTGAGGTCCCTCTTATTAGCCATCTTATCCCTTGGTATTTCAGAGAGTTTCCCCTGATAGACTTTGGCATCTTCCCAATACTGTGTCTTATACCTCTCATACTGATACATTAGATACAGCACCATACGATAAGTGAACTTTCCTCTGCTTTGTTCTATTTTCCTATCTATGCCTTTTTTCTTAATGAATTTTATTGTGGCTTCTAAAGGAGCATCGTTCTTCCAGGCTTCCAAGTCCCAGAAATTAAGTATGGATACCACTTCTTTTCTTTTTAGCTTCCATTGTTTTACTCTAAACTCAATAAAATCAAAGTCATATTTAGGTTTGTATTCATTTAAAGGATTTACTATTGACATGCTAAAGCGTGCAATCAGTGGGAGGTTTGAAAACTTGGAACAACACCAGGTATATGAAGGAATTACTCCCAACCAAGTTACCTGAAAGAAGGATTGCTTCTTCTTCCTCCCAGCTTGTTTGTTATGTATTATTTAGTCTTTTTTCTAATTCGTAGTAAGGACCAGAACGAAGTTGGAGAGAAACTTCTCTTTTCACTTCGTTGTTGCATTTTGGGCAAAGTCTGCCTCTTAAAATCCAATAGTCAAAGTTATACCCCTCTATTTCTTGGTGGCAAAAAGAGCACTTGTTATCAGCTTGGTCAAACTGGGAGATGTTCTGCTCGCAGAGAAAGCACATTTCAGGCTGTCTGTGATAGCCATGATTAATGTGGCAACTCTTAAGTGTTTCTGGCTTGTTGTTCAGCACTATCCCACAGTATTTACACCTTTTTTCTTCTTTTTGGACTTGATGGAGCCAGGCTTTGAGAAGGTTGTTATGGTGCTGTTGAGTTCGCATACTTGTTTAAGGTCTTTAATTACATTAGGAATAGTGCCATTAGTGTAGCGTAGCACTTTCCAACCATGAACTACTGCCCAGTTATACTTTTCCATATCTCGCATTATTCCTTTTCCAGTAGAATGTCCTCCAGGTATGAATAGCCCTCCCTCAACTTCTATGGCTATCTTTTGTTTTGGCAAGCAGAAGTCAAATCTCCATTTTCTATCAGGGCAGAACTTGTATTCTCTTTGGTAGATGTCTTTTAGTCCTAACAATTTAAGGTGGAAAGCCATTTCTTCTTCTAGTTTGCTTTTCATATTGCATAGTCTTTAAATTTCTGTAACCACTCATAAATGGCTTCTCCAGGACAGAGAGTGTTGCTCACATCTCTGTGTCCTTTAATAGTGTTCCTGGATAGTCCATATCCATCACAGATTGTAGTTAATTCTTCTTTAAGGGCGTTAAGTTGTTTATCAGTGGGAAGTTCTATTTGGAAGTTACCTAATAAGCATATTCCTATGTAGCCTTTGTTATATCCTTTAGCGTGTATGCCTTCTTCACTATCAAGTCTGGTCATAGAAACATTACCATTTTTGTCTATTACTCTGTGGTATCCAACATAGTAGCCTAGCGAGCTGATACTTCCCCATTTGCTCCTATGGTCATCATTAATCTGCATTAGGGAGGAGCTCATTGAGGCAGAGTGATGCACTATAATTCCCTTGACCTTGTATTTTGGACCAGGAGTGAGTTTCTCTATCAACTGCCTATAAAGTGTTATTAAGTTTTTAATGAGAGTTTGTTGGTCCATAGATTATAATGGCACTTCTCCTTCAAGTTCTTCTTCTTCTTTAAGAGAGGAGGTATCCTCTGTTTTCTTTTCGTGGAATACTGCGTAGTCGTGATAAGGAGTGCCAGTTTTACCAGTTAGTTTTCCTTTCCACACTACTGCTAATAGTTCTCCTGGCTCTACATTAGCCATCCTGTCATCTAATACCTTTGAGCCCCAGAACTTTATTACTTTTCCATCTGCTGTTTCCATGGAGTAAAGGTTGGAGTTCTTTTTAGAGCCCATGTTTTCTTCTACTCCCAAGTAAGTGCCTCGTAGTGTTTCATTCCCAGGAGCAGGTGTCCAAACTTCATCAGAACCAGTGCCTCCTATTTCCACGAATCCTTGTTTCATAAGTGTTTCCTTAATTGATTTAAAGTCCATTGTATTATTTATTATATTTTTTAATTAATTTATTGTGAAAGTCTAATACGACCTTTTTGGTTGTTTCCCATCTGACTTCTGATGGAATAAACTTCTTAACTTGGATATTAAATGGGCTAGAGAACAGTGCTACATAGACATCTTTGCCTGTTACTCTATGCTCACACTCTAGCTGATACTGATAAGTGCTCATTATATAATCCCAGTCTTTATCAAAGCAGTATTTGGTTTCCCATACTCTATCAGGAAACTCAAAGTCTGGTTTGCAGGTTATGGTTACACCTTCAGAAACTTTAATTTCGTATCTTTCGTTGTATTTGTGGTCAACTTTCTGTTGAATGAAGATTTTCTCAAGCATTTCTTCAAAGGCAATTCCTGAAATAATTTTATTAACTCCTTCTCCGAGTATAGGTTTTTTAGTCTTAAAATTTGAAACAGTGAGGTAGCCTTTAATGATTGAGTTGATTTCACTGGCATAGTAGTGTCCGATTGTGCGTTCTTTTTCTTCTTTATTGACATAGTTTGTTAAAAGTTCTGATATTTTCATTAGATTAGTTTTGAATTATAGGCAAATCTGCTTCATTGTCCCAATCAGTGTTATTTTCAGTAGCAACCTTTTCATTAGTCTGGGAAATGCTCATTTCTACCAGTTCCTTTGCTAACTTATATATCTCTATCATATCAGATTTGAATTTTTCTATATCTACTGGTTTCTGTTGGTTCATTTGACCATAAGCATTACACATTGAGCCAAAGGGCATAAATGCTCCTTCTCGGCTAAACTTTACTTCGTATGGGTTTGGTTTTGGTGTCATATTTTATTAGTTAAGTTTTGATTTCCACAGGTTTCCTTCAACTTGGTCAAAGAAAGGGGCTAGATTGACCTTGCTGATGTGTTGTGGATAAAAGATGGAATAGGGCACTTCTGGGTTAATAAAGGCATATTTACAGTGTTCTGCTATGCTTCTAACCCATTTATCAGCATCTGGGAGGTGTTCTATAACATCCATAGCCACAATGATGTCATAAAAGGCAGGGATAGCTTCTTGTTCTCCCATAATGGTAGGATTAACATTATAAGTGGAGAATCTGTGTTTAGCGTATTCAGCAGTTTGACTGTCTAATATGTCGCAGTAAGTTGTTTGATAGCTATTTAACCAAGCAACTATGCTGTATTCTCCTATTCCTCCCCCAAAGTCTAGGAGAGTAGTGAGTTTAAGTTGCTTTAACTTGTCTTCATACCAATCAAAGTGTTTTCTTTCTTGCAAGTGGTTGCAATACATTGTGAGGTCAAAGAGATAAAGGTCAGTTTCCTTGTAGAACTTTATTAGGTCAGAGTGATTATCGTGCCATTGCCAGGCTAATTCAGGAACAGTGTATTTGCATCTTTCTCCTACTAACACTATGTCTTTGTTAAGATAAGTTGCTAGTTCTTTTGTGAAGTCTTTATTCATGTTGTTTTATCTATTGGAGAACATAATTTAATATTGGGCAAAGGTTTTCCTGTTTCAGTGTCTGCTCCTATCCCAATGTATCTTGTTTCACTTAATTGCCACTGGGTTATTCCAGTGCTTGTCTTTCCTTCTGCTTCTATGCAGAATGAGTTTTCAATGCATTCTTTTAGTTTTACTTCGCTTATGTCTTGGCTTACCAGGAACACGATTTGAATTGGCTTGTAGTAATTTTCCATAATGTTTTTTTGTTATTAAGTTTGTTAGTTTAAGTTTCTCTAAAGCAACCATTTTGTTTCCACGACCTTTTAACACTGATTGCACCCAAGTTCTTGATTTATTAAGTAACTTGCCAAGTTTTCGGTAGGAAGTAGGATTTTTCTTGTAGAGTGCTCTGGCTTTCAGGTATTCTTTGATTATTCCTTTATACATAATATGTTGGTGTGAAGTATTCCATTTTCTGGGTATTTAGCTATTAAATCATCAGAGGCAATTTCCATAACTTCTTTGGCTTCTTCATCTGCATCGTAGAATGTATAGCCTAGTAATTCATACATTTTTAAGTAGTTTTCTGCTTTGAATCCTAGCTTAGCAATATCTCTGGGAGTAAATTCGCTTATTACTACTGGGTGGTAAGTATTTAAAATGTTATATGCCCCTTTCATTGCCATTATCTCAAAGCCTTCAATGTCTATTTTAATAAAATCAATTCTCTCTTTAATTACATCATCTAATCTTACAGCCTGAATATCTTTAGTCTGTCTGCCATCTCCTGCATCAAATGTTCTGCTAATAGAGCCATTTTCTGTGTAGTAGAGCTTCAATGTTCCATTCTCATTACTTACTGCTTGATTGAAAAGAACCACATTTTTATATCCATTATACTCAACATTTTTCTTTAATATCTCAAAGTTGTTAGGGTCAGGCTCAAATGCAAATACCTTACCAGTTTCTCCCACTAGTTTAGCCATAATCAAAGTGTAGTAGCCAATATTTGCCCCAATATCTATCACATAGTCGCCTTTCTTGACCATTTTCTTAACTATTGATGTTTCCATTGGCTCAAATTCTCCATTAATTGAGAGTGAAAGGTCATCATTCTTATCTAGGAACATTGTATGCCCCATAACATTGGCTGTTCTAGTCTTTAAGTTCTTGGTTAAGTAGAGATGCAAGTCTTTTAGGGGCTTTATTAGTCCTATCTGGTAGCCACATACTCTCTTAATTGCTTTGATGGTTTTGCCATACAAGATGGCTATTGTTTGTTTCATATTATTCAAAGTAATCTTTATCAAATGCTCCTACATTACCAATTATTCCAATTAATATTGAAAGAGCAAGTAGAACACATAATATCAAGTTCTCTATTGGATTAGTGTCTAGCATATCATTTTAATATCTCCTTTACTTTGAATAAATAATCAGAATAACCTTGAGAATAAAAAACAAAATTCTCAAAACTTATTTTATCTCTTTCTTTCACATAGCTTACCCTTTCATCTGGCAACAATTCCTTTACTATCTCAATCTGCTTATCAAGGGCTTCTGCTATAAAGGCTTGGGCAAATTGGAGTTCTCCTGCACTGTTTTTAAAGTGTATCCCAAATTCATCAGAAAAGTCTTTTAGGGTTTCTTCTTTGTGTTCTTTTATCGTTTGCATAGTTTAAAAAATGTTATAATTTCCAAAAAGTCCTAATGCTTTCTTGTGTGATATTACTTTTTTAATAATAAAACTTTTTTGGGTATTGCCAATAATTACATTACTTTCTTTTACCAACCAAACTTCTGATTGATTTCTAATAAGGGCATATTTTGTTCCTTTTATTCTTTTGATTCCAACGAGTTGACCAAAATAGCAAGGACCATTATCACAAGACCATAAACAGATACCTTTGATATTGACCAATTCTCCTATATTCCTTTTAGCTATTTTCCTTTGCATAGTTTATTGATTATTTTTTTAAAGTCTGTGCTTTTGAAATGAACAGCATCTTGGAAGCCTTCTAAATAGCCACTACGCCAAGGGTCAATGTCTTTATCTATGAAAAGCCTGACAAATGGAGTTGGTTGTTTCTTAACTTTTTTTATTGGTTTCATCTTATAATTATAATAATATTTTTCAAAACAAGTATCGTGCCAACAATCGCCCCACCAATTGAGCAAATGATTATTAGAAAAATAAATGATATTATATTAAACAATGATTCTTTTTCTGTTTTTGTCATCTTATAAATTCCTTTATTTTCTCTTCAACTTCCTAATTTCTGCACGAGCATTCTCTAATTCCAAAGTGGCTTCATCACACTTATTCATCAGCTCCAAGTAATGCTCTTTCTCTGCTTTAATCTTTTCTTGCTCCATTGCAATTCTCTGCTTCATTACTTCAATGCAACTTAATATAGGGCAAGTGCAACATATTATTTGTTTTTCCATATTATTTTATAAATTCCTTTATTTTAGTTTGGAGGTCGGAGAGGGCTTCTGAATATCCCTCTGCAAGTTCACATTGACCATATTGGTTTAGCACAGACGGGTGTTTTTCAAAGTCATAAGGACTTTTTTTCTCTGGCACAATCTTCTCTGCCGTGATTTTGGCTATGCGTTGGAGGGAGAGGGTAAAGAAATTAAATAAAAGTTTCTTCTTTTCTTCTGGTCTTAGAAACCAGCCACCGCCATCATTAGGATATTCAGCATTTATTTTTAACAATTCCTCTTCCAACTTCTCTTTTTCCTCCTCTATATGATCTTGTAGGGTTTTCATAGGGTTAGGTTAGATATTAAAAAATTCTTTTATTTTTGTCCAAAAGTTAGTTTCATAATCTGGGTAGCAATTTTTACAATATAAATTACTTCTTGAATAAAAACTTCCGCATTTTTGACAAGTCCAGCTACCAGTTTTTCTTTTTCTAATTTTTTGATACTTCATATTTGTAGGGTTTTCATAGGGGTTAATTAAACCAAAATCAGGATAAAAATAATCTCTAACTTGGGTAATATCTGTTTCTTTTCCGCAGAAATCACATTTTCCTTTATGAAATGTGCTAACAAGAAATTTAGCTTGGTCTGGTTCTTTCCCATATCTCTTTAAGCAAGTAAGGCGATTTGCCTCTCTGCCACATTCATCACAGACATTATTTATTCTGCTATGAAGGTTGTTTGAGTCCAATTCTTCTTTGTTCATATTTGTAGGGTTTTATTTAATTATCGCTATGTAAGTTTTACCATCTAATTTAACCTCTACTTCTTTGCCTGATAAAGATGGTTCTGGCTTTACTTCTGTATATCCTTTTATGCCAAACTTATTTAACTTAATCTCTTTTCCCTCTTGGAGTTCTATTATTTCGTAAATATCTCGTCTGACTACTACACATTCTTTACCAGTATTAAAGATACAATTAGAACCAGTATTAAAGATACAATTAGAACCAGTCTTAAAGGTGCAATAAGAATCAGTCCTAAAGGTGCAAGAATAATCAGTATTAAAGGTGCAATAAGAATCAGTCCTAAAGGTGCAAGAATAACCAGTATCAAAGGTGCAATAAGAACCAGTATCAAAGGTGCAATAAGAACCAGTATCAAAGGTGCAAGAAGAACCAGTATCAAAGGTGCAATAAGAACCAGTATCAAAGGTGCAATAAGAACCAGTATCAAAGGTGCAAGAAGAACCAGTCTTAAAGGTGCAGTTGTCTATCCCTTTAAAATCTAAAACTAAATACTTTTCATTACTTGAAAAGGTGTTAGTCTTTTCATCCCATTCAAACTTATTTAAGTCTAATGGTTTGCCATTTTGTAATACTCTTTGTTGGACTTCTTTTTTGTTCATATTTATAGGGTTTTATTGGTTATTTATTTTCTTGAAACAGTCCCATCACTATTATATTTATATTTAGAACCATCAATCCCTTGTGCTCCAAAAGGTTTATGTCCTGTTCTTATACACATTTCTTCAAAGCTTTCATTTTTATATCCTTCACAATTTTCAGGATAATAAAGATGGTCGCAGTGTCCTGTTGGATTTCTTATTTCTATATCGCCACCACAATATTTGCATTTATTCATATCTCCCATATTATTTTAAGGTCGTCTTCTTTGGCTTGTATAAGTTGCTCGTAAGCTCCTTTTGATTTTAGATAGCCGATAGGGGAATAGTATTTATTATGGCAATTATATATTGTCTTAAATTTATTGTAATAATAATCATAATAAATATCATATTTATATTGATTGTCGTCTCCCCAATCTGGCTCTAATCCTAAATCATTCTCTGCTATATATTCTTTCACTCTTTGGATTGCTTTTAATTTATCTATTTGTTTTTGGGCAAGTTCTTTTGTTTGAAAGTAGTTGCCGATTGCAATTTCATCATAAATGTTGTAATCACCAACGAGTAAATAACCCATAACATCTCCATCAGAATCTATATAATAAAACCCGTTTCCATTTTCTGGCTTCCACAATCCTTTTTTAATTCCAACTATCTCTTTAATTTGAGCCACTTGCTCTGGCGTTAATTCTATTTCTTGATTGTTTAATTTTATTGAGTTTTGCATATTGTCTTTTTTTTATTTAATCTTCTTTTGCTTCTTTCATATTTGTAGGGTTTTATTTAACCAACTCACTTATGTCAATTCCTTTTTCTCTTTCTTCTGCTGTTATTTTGCAGTCGTCTAAATCACCAGACAAGTTAGTGCAATCACCAGACAAGCCCTCATTTTTTCCTTCAATCTTTGCACCATCTTTGTAGTAGTAAAGATTATTTTGTATTTTTGTTAATTCTTTTTTCATATTTGTAGGGTTTTATTGGTTCTTTAATTTAAACGCCTCTCTTATCCAATGTTCTGCCACTACCCAAGACCTGAATCTTTGAGCCATTGTTTCTCCTAAACACTTCTTGGACATAATACTTTCCTTGGCTTTGGCTAAGAGTTCTTCTTCTGGGGAAAATTGAGTTTGGGCTTCTTTTGTGTCTTTAAACATAGGTTCAAGTTTGTTCAGGATATTTCTTAATGAAACTATAATCATCTTGCGAAATTCCATGTTCTCTTACTGTCTTTTTTTCTTTACAACTTTCACAGATATAAGTATCTTCCCATTGAGCAGGGTAAGAAGTATAGGTTATGCCAGAGATATTTCCTACAAATTTCATATTTCTCCCACACTTATTGCATATTACTTTTATCATGATTCTTTTATTTACTTTGTATTGAGGACAGATGCGAGCCTGTCTCCTCAACCTACTTTCAAGGTTATTTTGAAATTTCCTTGAAAGGGTTGTATGCTTCACGCTTATAACACCACTCAATTTGCCAAGTTTTGTTAGATTATGTCTTATTCCATAATCCTTTTTGTAGTGGCGTGCTATCTCGTGGTGTTCCAAGGAATAGAACCATTTAAGGTAAATTCTTTTGGCACAAGGTAGTATGTTATTACACACATTTCTTGGCTTATCACCGTCTTGCAATGCTACGGTTTAATCCGTATAGGGCTGACGCCCCCATTGCTCAACGAGAATAAAATCGTAGTGGAAAGCAACTTTCGTGGGTTTTTAATTGCTTTTATGCTGATATGGAGCAGTCTCTTCTGAAAGATTACCACGACCAGCAACCACTTGGGGCTATTTTATTTCTTCTTTAAATTGATTTAATTTTTCTCTGATAGCCTTGAAAGTTCCTTGGGGAAAAGAAAACTTTTCTCCTGATAAGTCAGTAATTTTATTCCAAATCTCATTTGCATATTTCTCTACTAAATCCTCTTGGGGCTGGGGGGAGAGGAGAGTGAAACCATCTCTTATTAAATTTTTTGTAGTATTCCACCCTTTCCCATCTACATACTCATAAAATACAGCATTTCCGCAAACTCCCTCAATAGTTAGGAATTTTCCGCCACTTTTTAACTTATCTCCCACCATTAAACACTGCATTGGGTCTGCTGGGGAAAGGTCTTCTTCATTGAAAGCATCATAATCTCCATCTTGGAATATAATCTTGAATGGGAATACATCATTAGTTACCAAATCAACTATCCTCCCATAATTAGTTACATATTTTCCTTTAACACACACAGGGTCATTTATTTTGTATTGCATATTAGTTTTTATATATTGTCCATAACATCTTTCCAATAAAGGGCATCAGCATTTCCTTGCTGTATCCTTTCACACTCTTGGTCAAACTCTGATTGGAGTTGTCTAATGATTTCGCCTCTGGCTATTGCTTCACACTCTCTGGCTTTAAAATCTCTTTCATCTTTTAACATTTGTTGTTCTTCTGGTGTCATATTATTTTAAGATAATTTTATTCATTGTGTCTTTCCCAAGTTCTTCTGAAAATGATAATCTTAATCCAACCTTTGCAAGAACATTTTGAGCTTGTTTAATAGTTACATTATCAATCCCTGCATTTTGTAATACTACTACACAATAACTGACTAATGCTTCTTCAAACTTGTCCAATATATTAACCATTATTTCTTCTTTTTTCATATTTGTAGGGTTTTTATAGAGTTAGTCGCAAATATCTATTTTTAATGGTAAGTTTTTTAATACCGACTGAACAATAAACGCCATATCTTTATTGGTCAAAACAATATGTTCTTCTCCTTTATTAAGAGTGGCATTATCTTTACCATAAGCAATTATTAAATTTTCTTTTATTATTTCTTCTTCTTTCATATTATTCTTCATTACTTGGTTGCCCATTATCGCTACCATAGTCAGTGTGTTTTTCTTCAAATGCTTCTATGGCTTTATCTATTTTGTGGAGGTCAGAAACTAAACCCTCCTCACTATGAGCAGAAATCCTTGCAATCTCTTGGTCAGTTGTTTCTTCACGAACAATAAGTTGATAGTTGTAGTTCATATATTTTACTTAATTTTAGTTTATTGAATAGAGTTGTCAATATCCAGTTATCCACAGTTCCTTACATCTATGTCTATATTTTAAGCAAGAGGGGATAATTAGCCCATACATTGTGTAGCAAAGAAGTCAAGGGGAAGAAATATCTGTGGGGCGTAGTCTTCTTTAGCATTTTCAAAGTGAAAATAGGTTCCATGCTCCATAAAGTCCTTTACTGTTGCATAATAGGTTGTATTGCCTTTAGGGGCATATAACTTGATTGTAGCATTATTAGGCTTGAGTATTCTATCAAAGACTTCGGCATCTATGCCATAAGCATTAAGTTTCTTGAATAAGTGCTTTTCCTTGTCTATCTCCTTGTAGAAAGAGTTAGAAGTAAAGTCATATTCTCCTATGTTCTTAAGAAATCCGTCTTTGCATTTATAGGCAAATATCATAAGTTATTGTCTAATATTAAATTTGTGTACCATTTTATTCCTTGAGGAGTGAGAACAAGAGAGTTTCTAGGATATTCCTTTTCCAAGTCTTTAACAAGCATGATAAGGTTTTTCTCTTGCCAAAAGGACATAATCTGCTTTATTCTTTGCTTACTTACTCCAAACTCTTTAGCTATATCCTCAAAAGTGGGGGATTTTTCCTTTTCTGCCATAAGCTCTATGAATTTCTGCAAGACAAGCTCTCTTTTAGCACTGGCTTGGAGTTTAAAGTATTCTTTGTTTTTAATCATTTATTGTGTGGTTTAGTTAGTCTAATGGGATAACCATATCTGAATATAGTGTGTCAGTCATAATAATAGTGTTTTTCTTCACAGTATTGCCCTTTCTTGCCCTGTTTCCCCTGTTACCTGGCATAAGAGGCGTTTAAGGGAAAAGCAGGGCTTGTAGGGCATTTAAATGCGATATTTGTTATTCTTTTAGCTTGTTAATAATCCAACCCTCTTCATAAGAGGCGACCCTGTATTCCCAGCCCTCAAGTAATCTCTCAATTAATGGGTTAGGGTGTTTGCCATTTTCTATTCTCTTTTCTAGATTAGCAAACCAAGCTCTAAAGTTAGTTTTATACTTGACCTTGTCTTTCCACTCGGCTCTGCCTATAAAAAGGTTTTGCTGTGGTGACATTTTAGTTAATCTATCTACGATTGCTACTGCCTCCTTTCTCATTTTGGAATTGGCATTTGGTGTTAATTTATCAATAAATTCCTTTGTTACAATTTGCATATATGTTTTTGTTTTTTATTTTGTTTATTTTATTAGCGACCTTTTAATTTAGTTAATTTCTTCAAAAAAATTGCTTTCACTTCCACTAAAACCAAAGATAGCATATAATTTCTTTTTATCAGTAGATAAGTTACAAATATCCCATTTTGTAAACATTTCGTTTAGTTCTTCGTCACTTGCTACTAATATTTCAGCATCTTCGGGTAAATTATTAAATTTTTCTTTTAATTCTTTTATAGTCATATTATTTAAATGATAATTTTCTTTGTATTTCTATTCCCCTTTGGTCTAATTCATTAAGCAATTCGTCTAACTCCATGATTTCTCTTGTACCATAAGAGCAGAATTTCATTTCCTCGTCTAACCCAATGGCTTCTTGCTTTAGCTTTTTGGTAGTCCAATCAGCAAACTTCGGACTATCATTGTTATATTTTTTCATATTATTTGATTTTATTAAGTTCCTTATTTGTTAATCTCCTTGTATTATATCCACAGCGTAGGCATAAGCCTTTGCTATTTGTGACATAATGGTTGCAAGTGTTCCAACCTGTTGCTTTTGTTTTTTTCATATATTTTTGGCTTGGGAGGTTATTGCCCCTTGCCTTGTTTAAGATATTATCAAACTAATTAGAAGTTGTCAAGACCCTCCCTGTTGATAACTGCTTATGTCCTTGTCAATAAAGGGGATTTGGTCAATGCCTTGACAGCCTTTCTAGTTGCGTGGTTCACTTCACAATTAGGGAAATTCAAAAATGAAATTGGCAAAACTTTATTCAAGGGGGGATAATTGGGAAGTGTTTTTTGTGTCCTTGTTATAGTTGCGTGGTTCACTTCACAATTAAAGCGAAAGCCAAAACAGTTTTGGTCATTGTGTATGCTAAAATAGGATAGCAAAACAGTATTGCTTTTATTTGCCAAAAAGACATGGTTATTGTATAACATAAAGACTAGTCAAATGGTATTGACATATTTATTTAATTATGTTGTATTTGTTATCTTCCTATATATAGCCAATACAGGGTATTGACAAGATAGGGTTTATTTGATACCATGATATTAGCAAAAGGATTGTATTTGTCAATAGCCATAAGGTAAAAGATATTCACAGATAGGGCTTGACAAGTATTTGCTATTTGCTATCATTAAGATAGTAAAGGTCAAAGAAAATAGAAACAAAAAATAAAATGGAAAATAAAACTTACATCGCATTAAAAAAGAAAGTAAATGATAATGGCAGGATGCCATCAATCAAGTCAATTCATCAATTATTGAAATCTTTGAAAATAAATCATTATTATTCCGAAACTCAAAATATTGTTGAATATAGAAATTCAAGGAACAGATATGTCAACGATAGGCACGAAGGAAAGAAAGGATATGAACTCCGATTTAGGGCAATTGAAAAAGACGGAAATGATACTTGGTTTGATTTAAACACATCCGATAGTTACTATTCTTGGAACTCTTATAAATACGCTTTTGATTTAATAAAAGTATTAGAGAATTTTAAAGATTTCAAGTTTCAGACAAAATAATAAGTTGACTAAAATAATTGTGTGCAATCGGGGGGGAGTTTCTGCACAGAATTTCTCCCCCGATTAAAGAAAAACTAAAAAACATGACAACACAAAACAAAAAAAGCTACAAGGTAGAGCTAAAATACATTGAAACTTATTGCATAGATGTCACAGCAAAAGACCAAAAAGAGGCTGAAGACTACGCCAAAAAGATATTTGCTGATAGCCTTGAGGCTGGAACATACCACTATAATGAAACTGGCGAGCCGATAACTGAAGTAAGCGGGGTTTATGATGTAAGTAACACTGATGACCCATTTAATCCACAAAACCAATAAATCAATAAAAACATGATAACAGAAAAACAATATAGAGAACAAAAAACAAAAACTTGGTTCTATTTAGTGGCTTTTCTTATCTCTTTAATTATTAACTGTATCCAATGGTATGCCCTAGAGCCTAAAAAGGACATATGCATAAGAGATATTGAGGCAACTATCAGAGAGTATAAACAACATGCAAGATGAAAGCTATTTGATTAATGAGTTGATAAAATTTGTTTGATTGGATAACTTGTAAATAATTAAGACATACCAAAACAGAAAAGCAGTGGCTAATTATATGGTTACTGTTTTTTTGTTGTATGCTAACACGTAGCTAGTCAATAAGTATAATCATAATCTAACTTAACCAATTAACTAACTAATAACTAACCAATTAATGACTAACCAACTAATAACTTATGAATACAAAACTTAAACAGCAACAAGCCGAATTGCCCAGACTCTAAGTCCCAAAAGCCCCTAAGCCCCTGATGCCCCTTAACATAGCCCATTATGCCATAAGCCCATATAATATAAGGGTTTTTGATTGTTCGCTTAATTTACATTAAGCGAACCTTACCTATTGACTTATTATCTAACTCATTGTTTGCTATCGGTTGAGGAAGAAGGGAAAGGCTTACTCTTATTCTTACCCTTGCCCTATTGTTCCTCCCAGTTCCTGGGCGTTTCCTGGTGAAAAAGGCATTTCTCCCAGGTTTTCTCCTGGGGGGTTGACATCGTAAAATAAGGGCTTTCAGGAAATAGCCTCTTTTGTCAATCCCCTATGCCCTAAAATCAGCCCCTTATAAAATAAGGACTTTCTCATTTTCTCTCGCCTATGGAACTTTCCAAGGCTTCACATGATAGTCAATCCCCTCCAGAAGGCATATTATAACATATTTGGCTTTCTTAAAAGCTGGGCTTTTTCTGGGGATTTTTGCAATTTTGGGAACTTTTTTTCCTGTTGTGTTATAATGTGAGTAATATGGTTAATGAACTTATTACATTTATGATAGGAGCTGTAGTTATTGCTGCTGTTGTTGCTGCTGTTGTTGTTGTGGTAGTCTTTAGCCCTTCTAATAAAGATAATTATTTCAAATAATGTATGGCTATTGAAGATTGGTATCTTAAACAAGTTGATAAGCTACAGCGAAGCATAGATGAGAGAAGGGACAAGAGGACCAAGCTCTTGGATGTGCTTGCTGATATAGGGATAGAGATGAGTGAGGATGGGAAGTTTAGCAGGACTGCAGAAGGCACTCCGTTGAACAAGGAGGAGATAGAGAGGCTTCGTGTGTTTGTAGATATGACTCTTAAGGAGGAGCAGTTTCTCTCGGACAGGATGTTAGGGAAAGCCACGATAAAGGTGGATAAGAATGCCATTGATGGTATTATTTTAGACGACCCTCCACAACCTACTAATGGAGAATGAAGGTAAAAATTATGTTAGCTTCTCGGAGCTTGCCCATTTTACAGAGAAGCAAAAGGTAGCAGAACAGGCTGTAAATGACCACAAGTTTGTTCTTTATGGCGGTGCCATGGCTGGAGGCAAGAGCTATTGGCTACGCTGGATGCTTTTGAAGTTGTTGTTCTTTTATTATAAGAAATACAGGCAAAAGGGCGTTACAGTGGCTCTTTTCTGTGAGGATTATCCCACACTTAAGGATAGGCACTTGTCTAAAGTGAGCTTTGAGTTTCCTGATTGGCTAGGGAAGTATAAGAGCCAGGAGCATAATTTCGTGCTTAACGAGAGGTTTGGGAGTGGCGTGATAGCTTTTCGTAACCTGGATGAAATAAGCAAGTATAAGAGCTCTGAATTTGCAGCGATAGCCATAGATGAGCTCACCCAGAACTCCGAGGAAATTTTTGTCTTCTTAAGGACTAGGCTTCGCTGGGCTGGCATCTCTGATACCAAGTTCCTAGCTGGCACTAATCCAGGAGGAATAGGGCATGATTGGGTGAAAAGGCGTTGGATAGACAGGGAGTTCCCCACTTATGAGAGTGAGAGAGCCCAGTTTTATTATGTGCCTGCTCTTGCCTCTGACAATCCCTATATCTCGCAGAGCTACTTGGACTCGCTTAAGTCCTTGCCAGAGAACCAGAGAAAGGCTTATTTAGAGGGAAGTTGGGAAGTGTTTGAAGGGCAGTATTTCACCGAGTGGGACCCAAAGGTGCACCTAGTAGAGCCTTTTGAGATTCCTTTTAATTGGGCAAAGTTCCGCACTATTGACCCTTCAGGTAAGAATGGTAAGACTGCGTGCCTCTGGATAGCCATAGACTTTGATGGTGCTGCCTGGGTTTATCGTGAGTATTACTGCCAAGGAAAGGATGTGGATGAGCATGCTCGCCAGATAGTAGAGCTTTCTGTGGATGCCCAGGGGCTCCCAGAGAAGTATCGCTATACTGTTATAGATGCTGCTGCTTTTGCCAAAATTGGCATGCCTGAAACCACTGCCGAGGTGTTCTTGAGAAATGGAGTTTATGACATCATTCCTTCTTCTAAAAATAGGGTGATGGGTTGGGACTTTGTCCATACTTATCTCCGCCATGATGATATTAACCCTCCCAGACTGCGTTTCTTTAATCATTGTATTAATACAGCTCGCACTATGCCCTCCCTGGTCCATGACAATATAAGACCAGAAGATGTGGATTCAGCAGGAGAGGACCATATTGCTGATGCTTTAAGGTATTTCCTTCAGACTTTAAGGGAGTATAAGACAGCCAAGCCCAAGTCAGAAGCTGAAAAGCGACTTGAGTATTTAAAAAATATAGGTGAACAAGATTATAATTCTTTTAATTATTAAAAAGTATGGTTAAGTATTCTTTTGAAACTAAAAATCCAGAGAATTATGTAGCTTCCGAGCAAGAGGCTGCTGTTCGTGATTTCATTGATGGCAGAGTCCAGAAGATGAAGGAATATAGGAAAAATATTCCAGGACTAAACATAGAAGATAAGTGGAAAGAGGCTGATAGTGATTATAGTCCTTCTTCTAGCACTCTTAATAAGAACGGAAAGAGGTTTGAGTTGTCTGATACCAAGGGATATAGGTCAAAGTTGGTCAATATAGGAACTGACAAGACTTCTTGGCGTAATTTTAACTCCGAGCCCACTCTTTTAACTAAAATCCAGACAGTCCTCTCTATCTTAATAGATAGGGACCCAGAGGCAGTATTTCAGGCTGTTATTAAGAAGTATGACCAGACTATTGATATAGCTAAAGCTGTTTTAAATGCTTCCTGGTCTAGGGATTCATTTAAGCAACAGCTCAAGTTGTTTGTTTTCAACTTGGCTAAATATGGTTGGTCCATTGGTAAGACTTCTCCTCGCATACTTAAACGCAAAAAGAATGTGTTGGTTGAGTATGATGAAAAGAACCCAGAGAATAACAAGTATGAGGAAAGAGAAGTTGTTGACTTTAATGGATTACACAGAGAAGTGCTAGATAACTATCGCACTTGGATAGATGAAATGACCCTTCCTAATGACCCATTATCTACTAATGATTGGTATTATGAAAAGGACTATGACTACAAATCTGCTGAAATAGAGTTTGGTAATCACCCTAACTGGAAGTATGTAGCACAGGATAGTTATATGCCTCCTGATGATAAGATTGACGATAAAGACAGAAGGGACATTGTTACTATTGGGTTCTATGAAAACCGAAATCGTGATTTATTAGGCATCTATATTCCTAAATCAAAGATATTGCTCTCTTATGCTCCGCTTCCTAATGACGAAGGTAAGCTCTCGCTTTGGCAGACTTATTGGGTATTAAGAGATGTCCGCATTCCTTATGGAATAGGTATTTATGAGATAATCAAGCAGAAGAAAGCCCTTTACGACAAGATGATGAATATGACAATGGACCAGTTGGTTTTGTCTATTTATAAGATGTTCTTTTATACAGGCACTTCTTTGCTTGAAGGAGATGGAGAAATCAAGATTGAACCAGGCAAAGGACACCAAATCATTGGTGGTGATGTTAAGTGGATGGATGTTCCAGGACCAGGCAAGGAGAGTTGGCAAGGCTTGCAGTATTTAAAGGCTGGTATTGATGATGATTCAGGTGCTCCTCCCATTATTGAGGGCGAGTTGTCAGGAAAGACCCTTGGAGAGGTGCTAAATGCCAAAGAATCAGCCTTAAAGCGAATGAATGTGCCTTTAAACAACATTGCAGATGCACTAGCACAAGAAGCCTATATCTCTATATCTTGGCTCGGTCAGATACTTTCCACCCCAGAAGTGCTCAAGTTTATTGACGAAGATGACTTAATGAACTTCCAGGAAGAACAGCAAATGCTGGCAGGACAAGCCATGCCTGATTTAGATGAGTTTGGTAATCAAGTAGGAATAAAGGCTCTCTTTTATCCACAGATACCGCTTAAATTAGATAAAGTTGGAGAAAGACTGATAGAAAGCAGGGAAGACAGGTTTTTCCAGATTGGTCAGGACTTGCTTCCTACACAGGTTAAGTGGGAAGGCATTATCAGGGTGGTTCCTGCTTCTATATTGGTTCCTTCCTTGGAGCTAGAGAAGCAAAGAAACCAAGAAATGTATAATTTATTGGTCCCTATTCTGCAACAGCCACCTGAATTATATGCCAAGCCAGCAAAGCAGTTATGCAAGGTTAATGCTCAAGATGAGAAGGATTGGCTCCCTGATGCTTGGATAGCTTACTTACAGACAGGAAGTGTGCCACAGCCACCACAGCCCTTATTCATTGATACTATGGGACAAGAACAGCAACAAGGAGGGCAACAAGGCGGAGGAGGTATAGGACAAAAAAGCAACAGACAGGATGAAACACTTAAAGGGCAAGCTGGGCTTACTCCCACTCCTGTTCAGACAGTAGTGCCAAGAGATGAAGCTGGTATGCCTAAAGAAAGTGGAGTGTTGGGTAGGTTAAAAAATATAATGGGCTCAATGAGCCAAAGAAAATAATATCTTATGGAAAAAACACAAAAAGAGATAGAAGCCATTAAAAACTTTCTTGTTTCTGATGCCTTTGATGTTGTGGACCAAGCAAGAAGGGACTTCATAGCTCTTTTGCTTAATCAGCAAAGAGTGGGAGAAACAGAGTGGCAGACCATAGTTAGGACCATCAGTATAGAGCAGAATGTGGCTGGTATTAATGGATTCTTTGCCTATTTGGCTAAAAGCATAGCTAATAAAGAGCCAGAAGACAAAGAATAATTTGATATTTGTTATAATAAAAGAAAAACAAACAAAAAATGAACAATGTAGCGGTGCTAACTGATGTTGCTAAAAAGAACAACATTACAGTCAGGGTTAGAGGCAAGAACAATTTGAAAATGTGCATGGGCGACCTTTGTGCATATATAACAATAAGAGAACTTTACGAATTATTATTGGTCATTACTGATGAGGAACAAAGAGCTAACATCCTTCCTGTTAGGAGAAAGGAACTAATGAAGTTTGTTAGACAGCATAGTGTCAAATTGAAGAATGACATGAAGGCTGGGGAAATGATGGTTGTTAATTGTGAAGTCAATGTTCCAAAGATAGTGGTGGACAATATAGTAAATAAAGAAAAAGGTCAAACAAAATAATTCTTGGTATCTTCGCCAAGTAAAATAATGAAGTAAAAAATTATGCCTAAAGGAATACCAAATAAAAAAGAAGATACAGAGCTTCTTCCCAAGTTGTCTGAACCAGTAGAGGAAATAAACTTTGCCACAAAGACAGAGATAAATGAACTTAAAGACATTGTGGTAAAACTCTATGATATTATAGACAGCCAGAAGAAAGAACTGCAAGTTAAGAAAGAGGAACAAGAAAAAAAAGAAGACCAAGATGTTTTCCCTGATGCTCCACCAATTAAGAGAAAGTGGAGAAGCATAGTGGATGCTGTTCTAGGAACAGACTTCGGAATCAATGTTTCTTATAGCGGTGCAGGAGGAATGATATTCAGAGTCATTGTTCCAAGAGATAAGTCTAATGCTGATAATGCATACTTTAGTCTTTATCATAATGATGTTAGAAGCAAAGTTATTGCATTAGGAGGCAATGAAGATGAAGCAATAAAAATGTGGTGTAAAAAAATAAAGCAGAATTTAGTAATAAAACCAAAACAAGTATAAAAATATGAAACTATCAATCGTAGAAAGGATATATTGCATTGCCATACTTAATGGCTATCAGGGCACAATAGATGTGATGAAGAAAGTGCTGGATGATGCTGGCAAGTTAGCAATCAGTGATAAAGAAAAAGAAGAATTTGATTTCAAACAAGATGGTAACATGGTTACTTGGAATCCAAAGAAGGAAAAAGAAGTTGAGATTGAATTAAGTAAGGATGTAAAGGACTTTATTTATAAGACTATTAAAGAGAAAGAGAAGGAAGGGAAAATCACTTTTGAAGATAAAGCAGCTATTACATTAATGGAGAAGTTATAATTCGTCTTCTGCCCTAATGGGCAGAGGAGGGCGTATAACCCAAATAAATAATGTCTATCGCCAATCTTCAATGGCGTTAAACAAGAAGTAAAACTATGGACAATAAAGAACAAGAACAGGAAGTAAAAGAACGAGATTTGTTTGTTGATGCTGAAGCTGACACAACCAAGTCCGAGCAGGAAGGCAAACCTGAAGAATCTTCCACAGAACAAAAACCAGATGAACAATCAGAGGAGAACAAGGAGGACCTTGTAAAAAATGAATCCGAAGAAGTCATTGTTGATGATTCACAGAAAGAGATTGCTCAACCAGAAGAAAAGGTTGAGATTAAGGATGTAAGTGGCGAAACTCCCAGGGAAAAAGCATTAAGGCTTGAAGTAACTAAATTGAGAAATCAATTAAGAGAAAAGACTACTATCACACCTGCGGAGAAAACTGATTTAGATGCTAATCTTATTAAAAAGGGGTATGACCCAAATGAAATCAAGAAAGTAAAAGAACTTTTAACTGATTTAGGGGTTGTTACCAAAGATGAAGTTCAAAAGTCAGAAAAAAACAAAGCTATTGCTAGTTTTGTTGCTAAACATCCTGAATATGCTCCACAAAATGACAGAGATGATGTCTTGTGGAAAGCAGTATTAACAGAGTTTCATGGTGGTTTCTATAATAATACTTCTGATGACCCTGTTGTTGTTACGAAGATATTAGAAGATATACATGCCAAACTCTCTGATACAAAGTCTAAACCTGTGAACCAATCAGCCATCGCTGCCCAACAAGCAAAAATTAAGTCGGCTGGTGTGGGAGGCAGTGGCGTTCAGCCACCTAGTTCTAATAAGTCAAAGAATATTGACCCAGTGGTTAGACAATTCTTGAAAGGATTTACTGAAGACGAATTGGCTGAAATATCAGACAAATAATTAATTTAACTTATGGCATTTATCGTAAGAAAAGGTGCTGACCCAAGGAACTATAAAAAGGTTACCATTTCTTCCATTACTGTTACATTTGGTGAACTTTTAGAGAATGTTGGTGGTGCGACAACTTGGACAGAACCAACAGCAACTTCAAATCATTTTACTAGAAAGGCAATCGCACAAGAAGCAACTTCAACTTCTGAAACTTCAGTTTTGGTTTATGAACTTGATGGAACAGAAGATGTGGAAGCATTGGCTACTAATACTGCTAATGCTGCACATAATGGTGATTTAATGGTTTTAACAGACTCAAATACTGTTAACAATACAGGAACAACATCTTCAACAGAATATGCTTGTTTCGTGCAAGACAAGGTCGGATTGGATACTACACACATCATTGGTAGAGTTTTAGTCGGAGATGGTGTTAATCCTGATGCTACTACATAAAGTAATTGATAAATAAAGATAATATATGGTATTCACAATAGGGCAGGCTGCTGATTTAGTTGATAAGTCTATTAAGAGTATTTGGCTAAAGACATCAGACCCAGAAGCCCAATTCAAAAAATACTTTAATTTCAGAACTACTGATGAACTTTATGAAAAGGACAGTGGACTTTCTGGATTAAAGGAAGCAGATTTCACAGATGAAAATGCTTTGATAGTTGAAGATTCTCCAATCCAAACATTTGATAAGACATACACACAAGAATGTGTAGATATTATCATGCCGATTTCCAAGAAAATGTGGGTATTTGGTATCAAGAAAAGAAATCTTGAGAACCTTGCCTCTGAACTTAAGAAATCTATTGTTAGAAAACAGGAGAAACTTTGTGCTGAAAGATTGACCAATGGTTTTGAATCAACATCTTACACACACTACGGAATCAATGGTGCTAGAACAATTAGCACTGCTGGTGGTGATGGAGAAGGTGCCTTTGATGATGACCACTCAAGAGAAGATGCAGGAACAAACATCAATAACATTATTTATGATGGAACAACCTATAATCTTCCATTTGGTTATGCTGGATTAAAAGCTGCTCACAGAACAGCATCTCTTTGGGTTGACCCAAGAGGAAATCCATTCCCAGGAATGCTTGATACTTTAGTTTGTAAAAAGGGTTCTAGCGTTTCATTCAAAGCCAAAGAAATCTTAAAGGCTATTAAGAATGGAAAGATACCTGAATCTAATGACAATGATGGAGCAGGTGTGCCAGAATTTACTATCCTTGAGCTTGATTATTTAACAGAGGATGCATATTGGTTCATGTTTGATTCTTCAAGAAAAGGAGATACCTATGGATTCCAATTCGTTGAATCTGAAGCTCCAAGATTGGCTGAAACAAATGTGGTTTATAAGACAAATGAAATTCAGATGAAGGCATCTGCCATGTTTGATTTAGGACACAATGATGTTGCAAGAATGTGGGCTGCTTCAAAGGGAGATTCAACATCACCTTCAACATAGTAATTAATTGACTATTGGGGGAGAAGTGGGACATGCTTATAGCTTGTTTATACACTCCCCCATAGTATCTATCTCATGTCAACAATAAACGGAAAGAACTTTTCTTCTCCGAGGAACATAAATCTTAAAGAGGGTATTGTAAGATTTGCTGATACTTTTTCAAGCAATCCTATTGATTCGTCTTCAAATGGTATCTACATCAATGCTTCCAATCAACTTATCTTCTCTGCACAAGGCACTGCAACAACATTGGGTGCTACTGGCGGAAGTGGGTCTATTCCTTCTTTAGATGCTATTTTTCAAGGGGACCAAACATTAGACCTTGGTGCCTTATCAACACTTACTATTGATAGAAGTTCAGGGAATAATGATGTTTTAACAATTACCAACACTGGTGCTGGGTCTGGAGATTGTATTCAGATTACCAATGTCGGAACTGGTAATGATATTGAGGGAACTTCTGATACTTGGCACTTTAGCAAAGCAGGAGATATGACAGCTAATATGGCTGTTTTTGCTGGAGATGCAGGAAGCAACTCTCTTACCCTCACTGCTGGAGATGTTGTCTTTTCTGATGGCTCTGTAGCAATTACAGATGCTGATGATGCTGCAACCTTCACAGTCACAAACGACACTGCTACTTCTGCTTCAGTTATAGTATTAGCTGGTTCAGGCGTATTTACAGGAAGCACAACTACTTCTTGGATGACAATCACTCCTTCTGGTCTTACCACTGGAACTGCAGTGTATATGCCTTTAGCTGCTCTTACTACAGGAACAGGATTGAGCATTGTTTGCAACACAGTTACTTCTGGTAAAGTTTTCCACATTTCATCTTCAGTTGGTGGTACTACAATGACTGCTAATGGAAGATTGTTCTATGTGCAACATACTGGAACTGCTACTAACTCTTGTGCTGCTTTAGCTGAAGTTATTTCTGCTGCTGCTGATGAAACAATTATTGCCAAGTTCACTGCTTCTGGAGCATTAGCTTTAGGAAACATTGTTAAGGTATCAGGTTCTTCAATGACTACAGGTTCAGGTATTGTTATGTCTGACCTTGACTCATTGACAACTGGTATTGGATTACACATTGCTTCTGCTGCTACAGCTATTACTGGAGCTGGTAGATTGATTTATGTTAATCACACTGGTTCTACAGGAACATCTGCAACATTAGTAGAATTTGCTACTGCTGCTACAGATGAAACAATCGTTTGCCAACTTACTACAGCTGCCATGGTTACTGGTGTGGCATTAGCCATTACAGGAACAACTGGTATGACAACTGGTTCTTTGATTAGAGCCACAACATCAACAGCTGCTGCAGTTGCTACAAATGGTATTTATTCATTTAAGAGTACTGGTGCTTTCACATCCACATCTAATTGTGGTTTGGTTGACATTGGTGCTACTGCTACTACTGCTGGAACAGTTGTACACATCACATCTTCAGCTGCTGGTCAAGCCACTTCTGAACTTTTAAATGTTACAGCTTCTGGATACACAACTGGATACACAGGAAATGTAGTAAACATCACTGGTGTTTCTACAACTGGTGCTTCTAATGTGTTACTTGTCACTGGTGCTAACACCACTGCTGGAAACACAGTTAAGATTGACGCTGCTGCTATCACTACAGGAACTGGATTACTCGTTACTTCTGCTGGTGTGCTTATCACTACAGGAGAATTGGTTAGTTTGGTTGCTAATGGTGCTACAACCTGTACAGGTGTGATTAGAGCTTCTGCTACAGCCCTTACTGATGGTTGGGTTGCCGAATTCACTGGAGGTGGAGCTAATTTCTCTGCTTCTGGAGGTATGGTTAATCTCGCTATGGGTGCTGCTACAGTAGGAACAGGTATTAGTATCACAACAAGTGGTGTCTACACTGGAACTACAGGTATTATTGATATTAATGCTGCTTCAGCCACTACTGGTATCTTGATGGATATTAATGGTGCTGGACTTACTTCAGGAACTGCTCTTAAGATTAATGCTACTGAAGCTACACTTACTACTGGTAAATATCTTGAATGCTATGATGGAGCTGCTAACGACTTTAGTATTGCCAAATATGGTGCTACTGTAATCGCTGGTAATGCTTCAGGCACTGCTGCTTTGACTCTTACTGCTGGGGATATTGTTATCTCAAGTGGTTTCTTGGTTATTTCAGCTAACGCTAAAGGTATCACATTTACTGGTACTGGTTCTAATGGAGGTGTTATTAAGAATCCAAAGAACGCTGCTGCTGGAACATTAGGTGGAACTGCCTTAAATGTTGAAATAGACATTGGTGGAACTCCTTATTATTTCGCAGTTTATCCAACTAAATCCTAATTTTAGTTAGTTTCTCTTGGTGGTTCTCTTTATTAAAAGTAGAACCACCCCCCAAATTATTTTAGTTCAGTGGGGCAAAGCAAAACTATGACAGATAAACAACTAGCTAATGTCGCTTTCAATGACATTGAAAAACAAAAACAAGAAGAAATAATTGAGAAGATTAAATCTATTGCCACTGAAGTAATGAGGCGTATAGATGAAAAAGAAAAGTTAATAGAACGAGAAACAGAAGAACGAAATATCTTAAAAGCTGACCTTGAAGATTTAAGGTCAGGAAGACTTGATAAGATATTAGAAAGACAGGAAAAGAATCCGAGAGTTAAGGAAGTATCTCCTTTGATAATAAAGATTATTAGAGAAGATATGCCTATGACACCTTGGAGAGGAACTTGGAATGTTCAGTGGTACAATGGTACTTCCTACAATACTTGTAACTCTACTGGTGTTGCTTGGCAGAACTTTTCTCCTGGAACCTATTTAATTAATGGTCGGATAATCACCCTTAAATAATCATAATTTTGCCCCACTAAAGTAAAATAATTTATATAATCGTATGATATCAGAGAATTTATTAAGAGCATCAGTTTCTATCTCATCTTCAGGCAGTAATACTATTATTACTGCCCCAACATCACCAGCTTATTTAGTTGTTGATTCTATTTTATTAGTTCCAGCTTCACAAACAACAATACAGGTATTATCTGGAAGCACAGCTTTGACAGGAATAATGTCTATTGCTCAATATGGAATGCTTAAGATTGAGAATATTACAAATGACGAAGATGGAGTTTTTAAATGTGCTGCTGGAGAAGCACTAAACATATCACTAGGAGGAGGTGTTACAGTTACTGGATTCGTTAATTATAGAAAGAGAGGAATTTAATTTTAAAAAAAATGAGCATTTTAAGACCTTCTGTCAAAATTAACGCAAGGTTAGGTCAGGAAGGTCCTACTGGTGCAACTGGTTACACTGGTCCTACAGGTGCTACTGGTTACACAGGTGCCGCTTCCACAGTAACAGGACCTACAGGTAGCACAGGTTATACTGGTTTTACTGGTTATACAGGATATACAGGCTACACAGGAGCCGACTCAACAGTAACTGGACCAACTGGCTATACAGGTTATACAGGTTACACAGGCTATACTGGTTATACTGGAGCCGATTCTACTGTTACTGGACCAACTGGACCCACAGGAGCAACAGGACCTACTGGAGCAGCCTCAACAGTAACTGGACCTACTGGAGCTACAGGAGTAACAGGCTATACTGGTTATACTGGTGCTGCCTCAACAGTAACTGGACCAACTGGACCCACAGGTTACACTGGTCAGGCAGGAACTATCGGAGTAGATGGAGCTACTGGTTATACAGGTTACACTGGTTACACAGGTGCCGATTCTACTGTTACAGGACCAACAGGAGCTCAAGGAGCTACTGGATACACAGGTTATACTGGGTCAGCTTCTACAGTTACTGGTCCTACTGGACCTACAGGAGTAACAGGCTATACAGGTTATACAGGATACACAGGAACAGCAGGAGGAGCAGGAGCTACAGGTCCAACAGGTTATACAGGATACACTGGTGCAGCCTCTACAGTTACAGGACCCACTGGAGCTGCAGGAGCTCAAGGAGCTACTGGATACACAGGATACACAGGTGCTGCATCTACAGTTACTGGACCAACAGGTAGTACAGGTTATACTGGATATACAGGATATTCTGGTTATACTGGTTACACAGGTGCTGCTTCCACAGTTACAGGACCTACTGGAGCTACAGGAGTAACAGGCTATACTGGTTATACAGGTTATACTGGGGCAGCTTCCACAGTAACTGGACCAACTGGCTATACTGGTTATACAGGTTATACTGGACCCACAGGAGCAGCCTCAACAGTTACTGGACCAACAGGAAGGACTGGATACACAGGATATACTGGCTATACAGGACCACAAGGACCAACTGGACCTACTGGACCGACAGGTTGGACAGGAGATACTGGTCCAACAGGAGATAAAGGAGATACTGGAGATACAGGTCCTACTGGTTGGACTGGTTCTTCTTTAGGTGTTACAGGTTGGACTGGATATACAGGTCCAACAGGAGATAAAGGAGATACTGGTTGGACTGGATATACTGGACCTCAAGGAATACCAGGTCCTATTGGACCTACTGGTTACACAGGAGCTGCTGGAGCAGCAGGAACTACAGGCTATACTGGCTATACAGGTTATACAGGAGCAGCAGGAAGTGCAGGTTCAACTGGTTATACAGGATATACAGGGTACACTGGAGCAGCAGGAAGTGCAGGTTCAACAGGTTATACTGGTTATACTGGAGGAGCAGGTACTGCTGGTAGTACAGGTTATACTGGATATACAGGTTATACAGGTGCAGCAGGAAGTGCAGGAGTTACAGGACCAACAGGATACACTGGCTACTCTGGCTACACAGGATACACTGGAGCAGCTTCCACAGTCACTGGTCCTACTGGTAGTACAGGCTATACAGGGTACTCTGGTTATTCAGGTTATACAGGATATACAGGTGCTGCTTCAACAGTAACAGGACCTACAGGTAGCACAGGTTATACAGGATACACAGGATATACTGGCTATACTGGTGCTGCTTCCACAGTAACAGGTCCTACAGGTTCAACTGGTTACACAGGATATACTGGTTATACTGGTGCATCTTCAACAGTTACTGGACCTACAGGTAGTACAGGTTATACAGGATACACAGGAGCTGCAGGAGCTGCTGCTTCTACTGGACCAACAGGTTACACAGGTTATACAGGCTATACAGGTGCAGCCTCCACAGTGACTGGTCCTACTGGAGCTACAGGTTATACAGGTTATACTGGCTATACTGGTGCTGCATCTACTGTTACAGGACCAACTGGTTCTACTGGATACACTGGCTACTCTGGATACACAGGATACACAGGTGCTGCATCTACAGTTACTGGACCAACAGGTAGTACAGGCTATACAGGGTACTCTGGTTATTCAGGTTATACAGGATATACAGGTGCTGCTTCAACAGTAACAGGACCTACAGGTAGCACAGGTTATACAGGATACACAGGACCTCAAGGTGCAACAGGAGCTACTGGATATACTGGTTATTCAGGTTACACAGGCTACACGGGAGCCGCTTCTACAGTTACAGGACCAACAGGACCTACTGGCTACACAGGATATACAGGTTACACAGGTCCTATTGGAGCTACTGGATATACAGGATACTCTGGTTATTCTGGATACACTGGGTATACAGGACCAGCACCAACAACTTGGTCTGAAGTTACTGGAACTACTCAATCAATGGCAGTTAATACCTCATATATAGCCAATAATGGTTCATTGGTGACTTTAACTTTGCCTTCTACTGCTGCATTGGGTTCGTGTGTGGAAGTAGTTGGAAAGGGAGCAGGTATGTGGAAGATAGCACAAAATGCCTCACAAATTATTCACTTTGGTCAATGGGACACTACTTCAGGAACTGATGGCTACTTACAAGCGACTAAACAGTATGATGGAGTAAAGATAGTCTGTATCACTGCTAACACTACTTGGAATGTCTTATATGCTGTTGGTCAAATAACTTATAATTAAAACAAAATCATATGAAAGCCATTATTCAACAAATATTAGTTTCCCTGCTTACTACTGTGTTTCTTTCAACACTAGTAATAGCAGGGACAGCTAATGTAATTAACCTTCAGTTGCCTTTAGAAGATGACAAGTGTATTAGAGTAGCAAACTCTACTTCTACCACTTCTACTATGCAGATTTGGCTACCTCACCGAACTTCTACTGTTGCTCATACAAGATGTGTAACAAGTGGTGGAACTGTGAATATTAACTTTGCTATAGATGGAACTAAACTTACCACTTCTACTTGCACTGCTGTTACTTCGTCAGCCACTATATCAACTAATAATGTGGCACATCCTAATGATGTGTTTAGCTATGATATAGGGACAACAAGCAATTCCACCTCAACAGTGGATTATTGTTGGGATTATAGTTATTAAAACCATTATGAATTTTAAACAAACAATACAAAACTTCGTCAATTGGTTTAAAGTTGACAAAAACACTTGGAAGAAAAGACTGGTCACCTTTTTAGGTATTGGAATAGCCTTTGCAGGAACTAATGACCTTATTCCTGATTCAAATATAGTTAAAGTCAATGAGAAGTATTTTCTTGCTTCTGCAGAAATAAAGTCAAAATATAAGCTAGAAGGACCAAAGCTCATCATTGATGCTGTTGATAAGAATAGCATTAAGACCACTGTTGGAGATGAAAGTAAGTTTGAGCCTAATATTACTCTTAACAGATGGGACAATACTACAAAGTTTAAGATTAAACCTATTATTGACCCATTAGTATTGGAAAAGGACAAGACACTTTCTTTTGAAGAAAATAAAATTAAGTTTGATGTAGGAGATATTACTTATCAGTTTTATGATGCTCCCACTTCAAGCGAGGAAGGAGGATATGAGTTTGAGTTGATATTAGAAAAGAAGCCTTCCACTTCCACTTTTTATTCAACTATAGAAAGCCAAGGTTTAGAGTTTTATAAGCAACTACCTTTGACACAAGAAGAAATTGATGAGGGAACACAAAGACCAGAAAATGTAATCAATTCCTACGCTGTTTATTATTCAGGTAATTCAGGAGATTATTCAAAGTTAGGTGGATATAATTTTAGAGCAGGAAAAGCATTTCATATTTATAGGATTAAAGCCATTGATTCTGATGGTATGGAAATGTGGTGTGACCAAGATATTACTGGTAACCAGCATAAGATTGTTTGTGACTGGAATTGGTTAGACAATGTGGCAAAATATCCAGTTCGTGTTGACCCCACTTTTGGATATACGACAGCAGGGGCAAGTGGAGTTGGATTCGGAGCTCTTTTATGGGGAACTTATGTATTTTCTCCATCTGATTCTGGAACAGTATCAAAAATAACTGCTTATGTTGAATCGGGAACAACTGCAAATTTAGCAAAAAAGGGAATATATAAAGAAAGCGATAATACTTTAATTGCCCAAACAAGTAATAATACTATTCCTGCAAATGGGTCAAAGGATTGGGTTGATTTTGCTATATCAACAGGTGGAAGTGTAGTTGGAGGAGAAAATTATTCTCTTGTCGGACAGGGACAAAATGAATCAATATATAAAGATACTGTATCTGGCAAGAATACGGAATATATAACTCCATTCTCTTGGGGGACAAGTTGGCCTTCTCCAATAACTTGGTCTAACAAACCATATCAATCAAATATTGCTTTTTCCATCTATGCCACCTACGAAGCTTCTGCCTCTGGCGTTACCTATGACCTTTCTACCTCAACTAATTCAACAAGATTTGCTTATTATGGTATAGGAAACCCTACCTCTGTTCCTCCTACTTATGACAGAACTAATGAAGCAAGTTGGCAATATAAGACAGGAATAATATTTACCACAGCAATGTATGGAAATGCTTCTACTTCTAATAATGCTTGGGCTACCACTGGTATGTCTATATTGACTAATGGAGTAACAACAAGTCTTTATTATTGGGAAACTCTTATTCACGATTTTGAAATGCTAATAGATGAATCCACTTCAACAGTTAATACTTCTACTTGGTCTTGGGAAGGATATTGCTCTTTCTTTAACGCTACTGACACTACCACTACTAATGCAATGGATATAAGAATGTTCTTATATGACTTTACTAATTCTACTTGGACTAATGTTACTTCTTCTTTAAATGGAAACTGCACATCAAGTGACTGCACTCTTTCTTACACCACTACTACTCAAGCTAATGTTTCAAAGTTCTTCACACCAAGTTCAACTAAAGCCCTCACTCGCTGGTTAGTTACTTGCCCTGAAATAGGAAGTAATTGTCATTATTATGGCAATCCTCCTTCTGCTGAAATACTTTGTGGGAAACATGTTACTTCTACAATTATGGGAACCACCACTGCTATTGGCTGTGGACCACAGACTCCTGATGAAGACATATATAATCAATGTGCTACTGGCACTTCTGTAGCTCTTGGATGTAAGACTGGATATTGTGGTGGAATAGCACTGTTTGGCTCATTTCCTTGGGGATGTGGGTGGGTTTATGATGGAAGTCAGCAGAATTGTCCAGAGTGTTATGGCTGCCCTAGCTCCTTTAATCCTGCTAATAGTGTTTGTGAAGCTAAAACCACTGCTCCTGGAGCAGGACTATGGGGTTGTGATGGAGATTGTGAAACTTGTTCAGCAGGAACTTGTGAAACTGATTCTTGTGAAGGAATACAGTGTGGTTGTGCTGGAGGAATGGTTTGTGCCAGTGGAAGCTGTGTTCCTGACTTACCTGCTAACTGCACAGTAGCTTGTGGAGGATTAGGAAGTTGCTATCCAGATGTAGGAACTTGTCTTGGAGGAGGTGGAACACCTGATGGCAACGCTGATGATTGTCTTCCAACTTCTATCTGTTGTTGTGGAGTATAATATATGAAAACAATGACTAAATACAAAATCATACTAGGAATACTTATCATAATGCTTGTTATTTATTTAACATTTATCTTTAGTATTCCTGGAATAATACAAAACAAAATAAAACAAAAAAACTATGTAGCACAAAAAACAGTTACATTAACACAAACAAAACAAGAAAATAACCATAATACAATTTACACTGATTATACTGCCATAATAGTTCAAACTACTACCTTTGCTACTGATGAGGCGGAGCTTAATCAGACAGAGTTGATTTATTAAACAATGTCAGATACAAAACCAAAATTTACAGTTTGCTTAATAGCAAAAAACGAGGCAAAAACTTTGCCTAAATTAGTTGAGTCCCTTAAAGAATATAAAGACAGAGGAGGGGAGATTTTATTATTGGATACTGGTTCTACTGATGGCACTCCCACTGTTGCCAGAAACATAGGTTGTTTAGTTTCAGAAGTAGGAGATAAATTCCTTCACACAATAGACCAAGAAACTACTGATGCTGTTAACAATAGATTCATTGTTGATGGAGATGAGCCAGTTTTGAAAGTAGAACAGAAGTATTTTGACTTTGCTTCAGCTCGTAATTATATAGCTAGTCTTGCTACTACTCCTATGGTAGCTATGCCTGACTGTGATGAAGCATACACTAAATTAGATATTGATAAACTTAATGAAGTTATAGAGCAAGGGAATGACCAACTTGAATATAACTTTGTATTTAGCCACGACCAGTTTGGTAATGAGGCTATTAAGTTTATGCACTGCAAGTTTTTTAATAAAGAGAAGATGGAGTGGAGAGGAATAATCCACGAAATCATTTGTCCTAAACTAGGTATATCAGGTATTAAGAGATGCTATTTAGGAGAAGAAGTAATCAAACTAGAACATTGGCAGAATCAAGCAACAAACAGAGCTAGTTATCTATCTGGTCTAGCCATTGATTGCTTTCAACATCAAGACAATGACAGGAACTCTCACTACTTTGCTAGAGAGTTATTCTGGTCTGGTAGGAGAAGGTCAGCAATAAAAGAGTTTCAAAGACATTTAGTTATAAGTAATTGGAACGCAGAAAAGAGTCAGTCAATGCTTTACATTGGTGATTGCTATATGGCTCTTAATGATAAAGACTCTGCCTTTGATTGGTGGAACAGAGCTTATGCTTTAGAGCCAACTCGCAGAGAGCCTTTAATGAAGTTTGCTGATTATTACTTTAAAAGAAATGATTGGGCTAGAACCTCTGTTTATTGTTCAGCGATGTTACAGATACCCTGGAGTGGATTTTATTCAAACCATTACGAGTTCTATGCTCACTTGCCACACGAAATGATGTATATTTCTCAATGGTGGTTAGGAAACAAAGAAGAAAGCAAAAAACACTTCTTAAAAGCCTATAATTATTGTCCTGCTAATCCAAAGTATATTGATGAAATGCAGTTCTATTATCCTGTTCCTAAAGTATCAATAGTGATTCCTACTTTAAGAAAGGGCTGGAAACTTCAGAGATTGCTTGAATCTATTACCAAGAACGCTGGATATGTTAATTATGAAGTCATTGTAGAAGAAGACAATTGGGAGAATAGACAAGGAGCCCCTATTACATTTAAAAAAGGAGTAGAAAAGACAACTGGAGATTTAGTTATGTTCCTGGGAGATGATTGTATTATGCAACCAGGATGCGTAGGAAAGGCTGTTATGAGTATGTTTGACCACTTTGGTCCAGATATGGATGGTCTTATTGGTCTTAATGATAGTTATTGGCAATTAGGAGAGGTTGCTACTCATTGGATGGCTTCCAAGAAATTACTTCCTTATTTAGGAGGAGAGTTCTTCCATACTGGTTATCATCATTGTGGTTGTGATAATGAACTTACTGAAAGATGTAGAAAGATTGATAGATATTTCTGGGACAAAGACTGTGTGATATTCCATGACCATCCAGTTCAGAGAACTGGAACTGACCAGAGCAAAGACGATGAAGTTTATAGAGTAGCTTATAACCCTGATAGCTTGGCTCATGATAAAGCACTGTTAGCAGAAAGAGCAGCCAAATATGGATTTGAATTAAGAGCTAACTTTACTAGACCTAGAGATTATCCTGCAGTTCACCCTGACCTTGATTTGAGAAAGGCAGTTACCTTTATTCACAAAGACTTGGATATTGAAACAAAGACTTGCTTGAATGTTGGAATTGGAGAAGGAACCTCTAGCTTGGCTATGCAACTTCCCTTCTTAAGATTTAAGAAATTAGGTCTTTTGGATGTTTGGCAACCTTATTTAGATAAAGCCAATACTATTACCTGGGATGCTAGAGAGAAGGAAGGCATACTTTGTGATGTTAAAGATTACCAAGACTTTGATAAGTGGGATATGTTCTTCATGTTTGATGTATTAGAGCATCTTACTAAAGAAGATTCATTATCAGTGATGGACAGAATAGGAGCATTAAAGAATAAAGACATTGTTATCTTCATTCCATTAGAAAATGAGTTTAGAAAGAATGTGTTTGAAGTAGGACCACAGGAGCACTTAAGTCTTTGGACTGAACAAGATTTTATAGACAGAGGTTATTACACTAAAAGGTTGGTTAATTTCCACTTTGAAGATGGAAGATATTGGGATGCTTTGTGGGCATTTAAAAAGACATCATGATACCAAGAACTATATTCACAATTTGGTTAAATGAAACTTCTGAAATACCTTCAGATTGGTTGTCTTATGTTAATACCCATAATATCCCTGGATATGAGCACAAACTCATCACCATTGATAATTGTTTTAAGGATAATAAGTATGTTCAGGACTGTCTTGATGCAAAGAAATGGGTGAAGGCTGCTGATTATTTAAGAGTTTATTATCTCTATAACTATGGTGGTATTTACCTTGATGCAGATACTCAAGTATTAGAAGGAAAGAACTTTGATGAGTTTCTTGATAATAAGTTCTTTGCCTGTAAAGAAACTAACGGATTCATTGCAAATGGAATAATGGGAGGAGAACAAGGTCTTGGTATGTTCAAGGAATATCTAGAAACAGTGGAATCAAACTTCATTGGTTCTGGGAGCATGGTTTTTGAACCAGGGATGAGGCTTCTGACTGACTTAATTTATAGATATGGATATAAGACCTATGAGCCAGAATATTTCTTGCCTTATAATCATCAGACAAAAGAAACAAAAATAACTGATAAGACAATTACTTATCACCCATATAAAAAAAGTTGGTTATGAACAACAAAAAAACAATCTTAATAACTGGAGGAATAGGCTTTGTTGGAAGCCACTCTGTTGAGCACTTATTAAAGAATACTGACTGGGACATCATAATCCTAGATGGTATGAATTATGCTGCTAATGTGGATAGAGTTTATGAAAGCAAGTATTGGGATGCTACAAGAGTGAAGTTCATTTGGCATGACCTGCGTTCTCCTATCTCTGAAACACTCCACAATAACATTGGACCTCTTAATTATATTTGGCATTATGCTTCTGAATCACATGTAGATAAGAGCTTGGAAGATTGTATTCCTTTCATCTCATCTAATGTATTAGGAACAGCAAACTTACTTGAATACATTAAGAGGTTCCAACCAGGTATAGAAAGAGTGCTTATTTTCAGCACTGATGAAGTGTTCGGACCAGCACCAGAAGGAGTTTATTACAAAGAGGATGACAGGTTTAAACCTTCTAATCCTTATGCAGCTGCTAAAGCAGGAGAAGAAATGATAGCGTTCTCCTTTGCTCATGCTTTTCGTATCCCTATTTCCATAGTTAGGTCAATGAACATTATTGCCGAGAAACAGCACCCAGAGAAGTTTCTGCCTAAAACAATAAGGGCTACTTTAAATAATGAGCCAATTACTTTGCATAGCACTGATGGTAAGTTCTCATCAAGATGTTGGATACATGCTCGTAATGTGGCTGATGGTATGTTGTTCTTAACAGACAAAGCAGAAACAGAGCAGTTCTATCACATAGTGGGAGAAGAAAGAACAGTGTTTGATATAGCAAATATAGTGTTCAAGACACTTACTGGTAGAGATATGACAGAGAAAGACTACACTGCTTTGGATGCACATTCTCAAAGACCAGGACACGATTTTAGATACGCTTTATCAGGAAAGAAACTACAAGATATGGGGTGGGAGCCACCTAAAAAACTAGAAGAATCATTAATAAAGGCAATAAAATGGTATCTTTTGCCTGAAAATAAGAAGTGGCTAAATATTTAAAAACATGGCAGATGATTTGTCACCAAAAGAACAAATAGGAGTATTGGGATTACTTAATTCAGAATTAGGAAAAGCAGTAGGACTTGGTTCTCTGATAGTAGGGTTTGTTTACTCTGTAATAGTCCCAATAAATGAAATTAAGACTGAATTAAGATTCATAAATGAAAATCATCTGAAACATATAGAGAAGAACATAGAAGATATAAATGATAGAGATGCAGAACAAGACAAGCGTATCGCTGATATGTGCTCAAGACTTGATACTCTCATAGGAAAGTTTCAAGTAAATAAATAATCAAATTATAGTATGGCAATTCAACCTGTTGGAACACTAACTAAAGAACTATTTGAAGATACTTATTATACCTTCATAAACACTGATGCCTCGGCTGCTTCTGGCACTCTTACTGTGGATAGCATTAGGGACATAGCAATCAATAATGTCCTTTTTATAGGAGAACTTGGAGAAGAAAAGAGTGAGATAATAAAGACACATGCCGCCACTGCTCCTTCTGGCTCTACTGTAACACTGGCTTCTAATACTGTATTTGCTCATCCAGCAGGAACAAAAGTCTATATCATTGATTATGACCAACTAGAAGTATCACATGCCGCTACTGTGGCTGGAGTAAAGTCTGTTCTTTCTACCATAGACATTGATGCTGACAGTCTTGAAACATACTACAAGGACAGCTCCCAGACTTCTGGTTATTACTTCATTAGATATTATAACTCAATCTCTGCTACCTATTCTTCTTACTCTGACCCTATTCCTTATGTAGGATTCTCTTATAAGGCAGTAAGGTCAATCAAAGATAGAGCATTAACACAATTAGGAGAAAAGATAGGAGATATCATTACTGATGCTTGGCTTAATGAAGTGCTTTGGGAAGGAAGGAGAGAGTTTGACAATGCACTTCCTCGTTGGTCATTTAGGTTTAAGAAGCAATACAGACTTACTAGCATAGTGCCTGGAACCTACACTATCACTCTGCCTACTGACTTAAGGGACCCATATTCAAATAAAAACATATTAGCAGTGAGAGTAGGAAAAGACTTGGATGATGTTGATTACTGTGATTCTAATGACCTTTATGACTATTACAGAGGCGTAGCCCACACCACTCTTAATGGAGCAGTAAGTGATTCAGATGTGACAATCGTGCTTTCTCACAGTGGAGATTTTGATGACAGTGGAACCATAGATGTGGCTGCTCAAAGTGTGTCAGGAACAATAGATAGTGTTACCTACACAGCCAACACTCTTTCTACCAACACCTTGTCTGGTGTAACTGGCATAGTAGCTGGTGGGTTTGTTACTGCTACTGATGTTTGGCAATATGCTAACTTTGGCACACCTGCTTATTACACAGTTGATGCAGAGAACAAGAAACTGGTTTTTGATTGTCCTTTTGAAGATGACTTGGCAGGAGAAAGTGTTTATTCAGATTACTTCTCTACCTTGCCTGAATATGACTCTGATGCTGATGAACTAGATGAGCCAGAACCAGATATGTTTGTTTATTGGCTTAAGTGGAAGATTAAGTCTAAAAAGTCTAATGGTAACTTGGATGCAGAAAAGGATGATGACTTTAGAAGATGGAAAGAATCACAGGAACGCTTGATTACCAAGGAAACTATAAATCAAACTATTTATTTTACGATAGATGAATAACCTTAATACTACAACAAAATTGCCCTTATCACAGATTACTGATTTCTCATCAGGGGTAATTTGTGATGGAGTAATAAGCGAAAGTAAAAGACCCCTTACTTCTGTTGTTGAAGCAGTAAATATGCACTTTGATAAGATAGGAGCTGCTAAAACAAGACTAGGCACTACCTTGCTTGGAGCCCAGATAACAGATAACACTTCTGTTAAAGGACTTTATGAGTTTAGAGATAGTGGGTCAGGAACCAACAACAGAATAGTGGCAGTGTGCGGAACAGTGCTTTATTACTTGTCTTCTGGAACTTGGACTTCCAAGAGAACTTCTCTTACTGCTAATAAAGCTAGATTTACTACTTTCCTTGACTTCCTTTGGATGGTTAATGGTGCAGAAGCCACTGCTATTTGGGATGGTGCTGCTGGTAATTCTTTTCTTACTACTGGCAACGCTGCCTCTGCTCCTGTAGGAAAATACATAGAGAACTTTAAAGGTAGGGTTTGGATTTCTGGCAACTCTACTTATCCTGACAGACTTTATTACACTTCCCTGCCTTCTGAAGAATCTACACCTGTTGTTACTTGGGATACCGATGTGGCTACTGGAGATTGGATTGATATGAATCCTTCTGATGGAGAAAATGTTACTGGCTTTGCTAAAGACAAAAATGCTTTGTTAGTGTTTAAGAACAATCATATTTATAGGGTTTATTCTATCTCTGATACTGAAACTGATGCCAAGATAAATGTGGGAACATACAGCCAAGAAAGCATAGTGCAAGCCAAGAATGGAATATACTTTCATCATCCTTCAGGAATATACCGCTATGTTGATGGAAATGTGCAGGAAATATCAAAACCTGTTTCTGACTTTTTAGATGCTATTCCCACTTCTTATTATGATGATGTGGCTGGATATAAAGACTTTGACCATATTTATTGGTCCATTGGTGATGTAACTGTGAATGGGGTGGCTTACGCTAACATAGTGCTACGCTACACAATATCTTCTGAAGTTTGGACTATCTACTCTTATCCTACTGCTCACTTAATAGGCAGTCCTTATAATGATGGAACTACTTTATTTACTTTGGTGGGAGATGAAGATGGAAATGTGTTGAAGCTAAACACAGGTCTTACCGATAATATTTCTGCTATCTTTTATTATTTAAAGACTCGCCCTTACACCTTTGATGGTATATTCTCATCAAGAAAGAACATAAGTAGTTTATCAGTGGTGCATAAGAACGGATTGTCTGCTTCCTTAATGTATAAGGTAGACGATGAATATGAAACAAGTTGGCACAATGTAATAGGAATAATAGAGAGAATACCAAGACCTAAAACTTGTGATATAAAAGGAAACAAAATCTATTTCAAGTTTCAAGGCTCAACAAGCGGACAGCCAGTTGAGTTTGATGGAATAGAGATATTTGAAATAAATAGCGAAATTATAAAGTAAAGATGGAGGATGACACTTTCTACAATGTTTTTGGAAAAGACCTCTACAAGATAGGGGTTAATGATGTGAAATACACATCTTCTGATATAAACCCAGAGAACATCATTTCTGGTTCTTTGGCTGGCTCAATATCACAGATAGATGGTATTATTGCTTCAGGAAAGACTCAATTTGATAACACTCAAAATGGTTACATATTAGGCATAGATAATGGAATAGCCAAGTTTTATTTAGGAAACACTACTAATTACTTAAACTTTAATGGCACCATTCTTACTATCTCTGGTGCAATAGTAATGGCTTCAGGCAGTATATCTCAAGGCAAGACTTCATTCTCTGACAATGCTAATGCTGGTTATTATCTTGGAGCAGAAGGACTTTATTTAGGAGGTGCCCTAGATGCTACTAAACTTAAGTTCACCATTGCTGATGGAAGCCTAGACTTCATTGGTGCTCATTCTTCAGGAACAGTGGGAGGAGTAAGTGTGGCTAATGTGGCTTTTTCTGCCACTGCTACTGCTGATAGTGTCCCTACTGGACTCACTTGTTCTTCTACTGGCATAAATACTGGTAGTGATGGAACTCAATCTGCTTATGTTATTATTACTTTCACTGCTATTAGTTCTAACACTTTTGATTATTATTTAATAAGATATAAAAAGGCTGCAAATACTTACTATACTTTCTTGCAGTCAAAAACTAACACACTAACAATAGAAGGCTTAACTCCAAATGTTTCTTATAACTTTGGCGTGGCTTCTGTTAATAAATATGGAGTATCTTCTGCTTTCTCATCTGATATTTCTCAAACTACAGCATCTGATACTGCTGCTCCAAATACAGTTGCTGGAGTTGCAGCTACTGGTGGTATCCAATACAGTATTGTGGAATTCACTAATAATACTGAATCTGACCTTTCTTCTTATAATATTTATCGTAATACGACAAATGATTCGTCTACATCAGTCTTAATAGGAAACTGTAAAACTAACTACTTTGTTGATGGAAATAGAACTGGTGGAACTGCTTTGTTTTACTGGGTAAAGGCTGTTGATACTTCTGG